CTACCAAGCACATGAACAAACATAAACGAAGACAGAGTAAAGTTAGATATAGAGGACAAGGCAGATGATAGAACTATTGATAGTGTTATTAGTTTTTATAGGTAGCACCACGTTTGTTTTGTTTGGTTTGTCTGGTGGCTTTGAAAAAACTTTTAAAAGAAAAAAGAAATCAGATACAGAACAAGGCGGATGGTAACGTTTAAACAGGAGGAAGGATGAACATATTTTATTTTAATCACAGTCCGATAACTTCGGCAGAAGCACAGCCAGATAAGATGCTAGTGAAGATGCCACTGGAAACAGCACAGATGTTATGCACAGCACATAGAGAACTAGATGGCGATGAGTGGGCAGATAAAGTAGGACTTTACAAAAGAGCATACTGGAATCATCCATGTACTATTTGGGCTAGAGAATGTAGTCAAAATTATTCATGGCTGTATGCACACTTTCTAGCACTAGGTATGGAGTACACTTTTCGATACGGCAAACAACATGCAAGTCTTGTTAAGTTAGAAAAACCTTTGATGCAGTATCCAAAGAATATAAAGCAAGGAGAAATGACATCACTCGCACAAGCTATGCCTGATGAATACAAGCATGAAGACCCTATTGTTGCCTATCGTAGATACGTTATTAACGAAAAGCACTATGCCAAGTGGGAGAAAGGTAGGTCAAAACCTAAGTGGTGGAATAAAAATTATGCAGAAGAAATTAGTATTGATTCTTCTGGTAATGTTGGTATAGGGGTTGCAATTTAATTAAAAGTATGGTATAATGGAGACCTAAATTATGAAAGCACAAAGAGATATATTTTATTCAACAACAAAACAAGTCACTGAAGATGAGTACTACAGGTTTGTAGATTATGTAAAAGATAACTACGAGGAATGGTATGAGTATAAAGTTTGTTATGAAGTTTCTAAAACTAATGGCAACTACTTTGTGACATTGTATAATAATGAGATTGTCACTTTCAATGACATCTTTTAATTGATATGGTAGCCCTCAACAAAACCTTCCTAACCATGTCAGTATGTCTTGCAAAAAGACAAGCGAGTTTGAGGTCTCGGAAAAAACCTCACAGAATTTAAAGGTGGTAGTAGAAAGATTGGTACTGCAGAAGAACGTAGGAGAAATAGCCACCTACATTTTTACTGCCATCGCCTAATTTAAAGAGGGAATATGAAAAAAAAAAAACAACAAATAGACTACGGCATGTATGCAGAGGATATTAATGGTGTTCTGTATTACAATGCTCCAGATTATCAATTTGCATTGACTGATGAAAAGTATCACAACTATGCAACTTTAATTGTTAATACTAAACACATAAAGATAACTAAAAATAATACTGAGTTATCAACTAAAGATATAAAAGAACACATCATCAATGATTGGTTTGCAGAAGAAAATGAAATGACTAAGCAAAAAAATAATGCAAAGCGAAAAGAAAAAAGACTTGCAATTTAAATCTACTTGTGGTATAATGTACAAAGTAATTAAAACAATTTATATATAGGAGTAAAAATATGTATGAGTATGTAGAAGGAGAGGCGATGTATCCACACATCACTACACCTAACACGAGGTTTCAACCTCACAAGTATGTCATTACAGTTTTAACTGATGACAGTACAGCTTCTGAGTTAGAAGCAAAAGGTATCTCTCAAGTTAGAGATAGAAGTGGGCAACCTAAGTTTGAGAAACCTGCTTTTTCTTTTAGTAGAAAAGTAGAAGTTGCGGGTCGTATCAATGAAGCACCAAAGCTAATCGATAGTGACGGCAACCCTATGGATGTTGCACTAGGCAATGGCTCTAAGGTTAAAGTAAAAATTAAACCTTATAGTAATGACTATGGAACTTTTGCTGAATTGATTGCAGTTAAAGTTGTAGAGTTAGTTGAGTACGCTGAACAATCAGCAGACAACGAGGAGTTTTAATATGATTATTAATATTAAAAAAGATGATGGAGAAACTATTTATGATGTTACTAAAATATCTGATGAAGCTAAACAGAATGAGTCTAGAGTTATAATATCAAAAGTAGGAACTCTTGAAACTTTAGCAGAAGCAGTCAACTTTGCAAGTGCTACACATAGAGCTAATCTTGAAAAGCTTTTAGAAAGCTGTAGCGAAGCAGTTGTAGAAGAAGTTTCTACAGAGGAAGTATCTGAAACTAAAATTATTACAGAGGATACTAAAGATAAATAATAATTAGTGAGGGCTAATATGACAAGCACTTGGGATAAGGTGCACCAACCATGTCCGGTATGTAACAGTAGCGATGCAGTTGGTGTTAATGAAGATGGTTCAGCTAAATGTTTTAGTTGTGACACCTTCATGCCTAACTACGAACAAAGTTGCGAAGGAAATAATATGGAAGTACAAACAGATAATACATTTAAACAACCTGACAATATTGAGGTAGGTTCTTTTTCAGCATTGACTGATAGGAAAATATCTAAAGATACTGCTCAGAAATATGGAGTTAAAGTTGTTCATGATTTACAAGGGAATGTAATTAAACACATGTATCCATTTTATAATGGGTATGAAATATCAGCTACTAAGACAAGGAGTGTTAAAGATAAGATATTCTTTTGGCACGGCACTAAAGCAGAGACTGGATTGTTCGGTCAACAACTTTTTAAAGGTGGTAAGTATATTACTATTACCGAAGGAGAGTGTGATGCTATGGCTGCCTATGAACTACTAGGTAGTAAGTGGGCAGTTGTGTCTATTAAAAGCGGAGCTTCTGGAGCAGTCAAAGATATTAAAGAAAGTTTAGAGTTCTTTGATGATTTTGAAAATGTTATTATCGCATTTGATAATGACAAAGCAGGTAAAGAAGCTTCGCAAAAAGTAGCTAGACTGTTTAAACCTAGCAAGGCTAAGATACTTTCTTTACCCAATGGTTGGAAAGACCCTAACGATATGCTTAGAAGCAATAGGCATAAAGAGTTTGTCGAATCTTGGTGGGCATCTAAAGTTTATACACCTTCTGGTGTCATAAATGTATCTGAACAACGAGACAAGTTCCACAACAGGGAAAAGAAAACAAGCATACCCTATCCTTGGGAAGGACTCAATGAAAAACTTTATGGTCTTAGACAGGGAGAACTTGTAACTCTTACAGGTGGTACAGGACTTGGTAAGTCTTCAGTAACTAGAGAGCTTGAACATCACTTAATAAAAAGCACAACAGATAATGTTGGAGTGATTGCTCTTGAAGAAGATTGGCGAAGGACTATCGATGGCATCTTATCTATTGAAGCTAACGCTAGACTTTACATAGACCAAGAACGAGAGAACTTTAGTAAAGAAGAACTAGATAAATTCTTTGATGTTCTTTATGATGGAGACAATAAGAATAGAGTCTGGGTACATTCTCACTTTGGAACTAATGACATTGATGACATCTTTTCAAAACTAAGATATATGATTATCGGTTGTGAATGTAAATGGGTAGTAGTAGACCACTTACATATGTTAGTCAGTGCTGTCCATGAAGGCGATGAACGTAGAGCTATAGATTCTATTATGACAAAGCTTAGAAGTTTAGTAGAAGAAACCGGAGCAGGTATTGTTTTAGTTTCTCATCTTCGTAGAGTTGATGGTAACAAAGGACACGAGAATGGTATTGAAGTATCCTTATCTCATCTAAGAGGTTCAAATAGTATTGGACAATTATCAGATTGTGTGATAGCATTAGAAAGAAATCAACAATCAGACGATGCTGATGAAGCCAGAACTACTAAAATGAGAGTACTTAAATCTAGATATACTGGAGATGTAGGACTAGCTTCTCATTTACTTTATGATAAAGATACCGGCAGGTTGTCAGAAGTTGACATGTCTGATATACAAGTTAACGAAGACGAACATGGATTTTAATTATGGATTTAGTATTTGACATAGAAACAGACGATTTAAAAGCCACTAAGGTTTGGTGTATTGTTGCTCAAGATGTAGACACAAATGAAATATTTAAGTTCCCGCCTAATAAACTTGATGACGGTGTAAAACTATTACAATCAGCAGATAGATTAATAGGTCACAACATTATTGGTTTCGATGTACCAATGATTAAAAAGTTTTTTGATGTTGACTTAACTGATATAGAACTTCTCGATACATTAGTTCTATCAAGACTATTTAATCCTACTCGTGAAGGTGGACATTCACTAGAAAAGTGGGGATACAAATTAGGCTTCAATAAAATTGAGTTTGAAGACTATCAAAACTATTCGTCAGATATGTTGAACTATTGTGTTCGTGATGTACAACTTAATACTTTAGTTCTCAAAGAAGTAAAGAAAGAAGCAAAAGGATTTTCAAAAGAGTCAGTATGTTTGGAACATGACATTGCTGACATAATGAAACGACAGGAACAAGATGGCTTTAAGTTTCACGAGATTAATGCCAATCTTTTATTAGCAGAACTTAGACAAGAGATGCAGTCTATTGAAGATGAAGTGCATGAAACATTTCAACCTAAATGGGTAGACGATAAGTTAGTTACACCTTACATTAGAAAAGACGGAGTTCTTTCTAAGAGAGGACTTACTGACGAAGAGTATGAAAGATGTTTAAAGACTTCTAACTACGAACCATTCATGAGAAAAACTTTACAAGAGTTTAATCTTGGAAGTCGTAAACAGATTGGTGAATATCTTACTGACTTCGGTTGGAAGCCTGATAGGTTTACACCTACGGGTCAGCCTATTGTAGATGAGAAAACTTTATCAGAGATAACTCATATACATGAAGCTAATCTTATTGCTAAGTTTTTATTACTGCAAAAAAGAATAGCACAAATAGAGTCGTGGCTTGAATCTCTTCAAGAAGATGGTAGAGTACATGGCTTTGTTATTCCTAACGGAGCTATAACCGGAAGGATGACACATAGGAATCCTAACTTAGCACAAGTTCCTAGTAGTTCTAGTCCGTATGGTAAAGAATGTAGGTCTTGTTGGATAGTAGAAGAAGGAAATAAATTAGTAGGTATAGATGCTAGTGGTTTAGAATTAAGAATGTTAGCACACTATATGGATGACAAGGAGTTTATAAATGAAATCATTAACGGAGACATACACACCGCTAATCAAAAACTTGCAAAACTTAAATCAAGAGATAAGGCAAAGACTTTTATCTACGCCCTCATGTACGGAGCAGGAGATGAAAAACTTGGCAAAGTGGTTGGAGGAAATACATCTGATGGCAAAAGAGCTAGACAATATTTCTTTGATAATAAACCAGAATTTAAGTCTCTTAGAGATAGAGTTCAGAGAGCAGCAGCTAAGAAGTACCTCAAGGGTATAGACGGTAGAAAGCTTTACATTAGAAATAATCATGCTGCTTTAAATACTTTATTACAAGGAGCAGGTGCTATCGTTATGAAGAAAGCATTATCTTTATTAGATAACAAACTAAAATTAAATACTATCGACTACAAGTTCGTTGCGAATATACATGACGAATGGCAAGTTGAAGTTAGGGAATCTCAAGCAGACTTTGTAGGACTTCGTGCAGTCGAAGCTATAACAGAAGCAGGAGAACATTTTAATCTTCGCTGTCCTTTAGATGGTGAATACAAAATAGGAGATAACTGGAGTGAGACACATTAAAGGATATAATTGGAAATTTAATAGAGTTAACTCTAAAGGAGAAGTAATTTTTAAACACAGTACTAAAGAATCTTTAGAGGATGTAAAAACTTTTTTAAATAAAAAAGATATTTATTTTGAAGAAACTAAAACACAAATGGTAAGAATTTATTTTAATGATAAAATGTATTCATATTATTATACTACAGGAAGATGGTCTCCCTATAATCCTAGCGGTTATCCTAAAAAACATTATTATTCAAAAAATATTGAAGATTTTTTCACTAGATTTTTAAAAGGAGATTCTAATGAAACCCACTAAGTCACACAGTAGAAAAGGAGATATTGCAGAATTAAAGGCAGTTACTTTTTTATTAGAAAAAGGTTATGAAGTTTTTAGAAACTATGGTTGTGATGGACCAGTAGATATTGTAGCAATAGACGAAGACAATAATGTCAGTTTAATAGATGTTAAAACTTTAGTAGGTAATTATGCTACTAAACAAAGAACATCTAAACAAAAAAAATTAGGAGTAAAAATACTAGGATATAATCCAGAAACAAATAATATAAAATTTGTAAATCATAGAGGAGATTGTAATGAAGTACACTAAACCAAATGATAGTAGTAGAAAAGGAGACATGGCAGAGTTCTATGCAGTTACTTGGCTATGGGATAACGGCTATGAAGTTTTTAAAAACTGCGGCTGTACTGGTCCAGTAGATTTAATAGCTAGAGACAAAGACGGTAACATTAGTCTAATAGATGTTAAATGTGCTCAACCCCAACTACATAAAGAGACAGGTAACAATGTTACCAAATCTGGTAGTAGAAGCAAAGAACAAGTAAACATGGGCGTTAAGATATTACAGTTTAATTCTAAGACTAGAAAATTAAGATTTATTAATCACACATCATGAAAAAATTAGATAACTTAGTAGAGGATATTTATTCTAAACTTTCTGTTTTAGGAGAAGGTAAGCCTCTTGATGCTAGTCCTGAAGATATAGATGTTTTAGGAGAAAGTATTAAAGAAGTTCTACATCACTGGGCTAACCCGTCTCCAAGAAGTTCTGACATGTTAAGAATGTCTAACATTGGGAAACCTACTAGGCAACTATGGTATGATTTAAAATCAGAGAATGAATCTACTGAGTCTTTACCTCCTCCGGTGTTTATTAAGTTTTTATACGGACACCTTTTAGAGGAAGTATTATTATTTTTAGTAAAGATTTCTGGACACGAAGTAGATAACGAACAGAAAGAGGTTACTGTTTCAGGAATAAAAGGACACATGGACTGTACTATAGACGGAGAAGTAGTAGATGTTAAGACTGCTTCAGGCTTTGCTTTCAAGAAATTTAAAGACGGCACGTTAGCAGAGCAAGATACCTTCGGCTATCTTCCACAACTTGCAGGTTACGAAGAAGCTGAAGGTACAAATAAAGGAGGCTTTCTAGCCATGAATAAAGAAACAGGAGAGTTAGCTTTATTCAGACCGTCTGACTTTGATAAACCAAATATTAAAAAGAAAATAAGAGATGTTAAGAAAGCAATAAAGCTTGACAAGCCACCTCAGAGATGTTATAATGCAGAACCAGAAGGCAGCTCTGGCAATATGAAACTTGCTAAAGGATGCGTATATTGCAGACATAAGTTTGAATGTCATTCAGATGCTAACGATGGACTTGGGCTAAGAGTATTTAAATATGCAAGAGGCTATACTTATTTAACACAAACACCAAAACCACCTAAAGTTATAGAGGTTACACATGAATGGCAGAAAAGCAAAAAGACTACGCAAACATTCTAAACAATTATTAATAAGATGGATTAGGTCTATGACTCCTGATGGAGAAGACGCAACTAAAATTACTGCAAAAAATTTAGATGAATTCTTACCAGAAGATACTCACATATTTGCTAATAATAAATTTATGGTTAGTGCTTATAGTCTCAGATGGTTCTATAAAAAAGTAAAAGAAAATCCTAATGCTACATTAGAGGAGATAATGAATGGCTCGTAGAAAACCTAGAAAGATAAGACCTAAAGATAAAAATGCACCTAGAGGATACGATAGTTTATGGGAATATGAAATACATCAAAGACTGTTTGGAAACTGGCTACATCATTATGATACTATAAAATATAATGTTCCTAAAAAATATGAACCTGATTTTGTAAAAGTATTTGATGAAAACAAAGTTATTCTAATAGAAGCTAAAGGAAGATTCTGGGATTATGCAGAGTATAGTAAATATATACATGTCAGAGATGCGTTAGAAGATAATGCTGAACTGGTTTTCTTTTTTCAAAAACCTTTAGCACCTATGCCTCAGTCTAAAAAACGTAGAGACGGAACTAAAAGAACCCATGCTGAGTGGGCTGAA